TTTCTAGTGCTTTTTTTGTTGGCAAAAGAAAAAACACACATTTAAGTGTGTTTCTCTTGACATAGAAATTTTAAAATATTGTTACCTGTTATTAGAGGTATTACATAAATTCATTTTCTTTGCGCTCAAATTCAGATGGAGTAGTATTATACAATTTACAAATTCTCTTTAAGTCGCCCCAAAGCAAAGTACTTACACCATTCTCAGTATCAGAAACCCATTGTTGACTTTTATACATGGATTTAGCTACATCTTTTTGTGTAAGATTTGCTTTTTTTCTGAAATATTTAAGTGTTTGACCAGTTCTAATATTGTCTGAAATATCATTTCTCATAATTATCTATTAGTTCTGAAAACTCGTCCAAAGTATGGCCGTATATATGGCATAACTTTTTGGCATCTTTAAAAAAAAGATTCGATTTTCCATTTTCAATATCAGATAGCCACATAGGCGATTTGCCTACTCTATCTACAACTTCTTGATTTGTAAAGCCACACTCCTTTCTAAATTTTTTTAATACTTGCCCTTGGCTTTCAAATTTGTTACCCATATACGTCACCTCGATTTCTTAAATTAATAACAAATTTAATCTACTATTATAAATATATCATAAAATAAATAAAAAACTAAGGTATAAGCGTAAAAAAATAAAAAAATGATTGACATAACTACGGTACTGCCGTATATTATAAGTGTAATAAGGTGACACCGTAGTCAGGAGGTGCTTAATATGGAATTAACAATCAAACAAATCCGAGTCGGATTAAATATGACTCAAAAAGAGATGGCTAAATATCTTGGTATATCTACTGTTAGCTACCAAAGAAAAGAAAGTGGAATTAAAAATTTCTACTTTTGGGAAGTTAAAAAAATTTGTAGTAAAGCAAACGTATCATTAGATATTGTTAAAATTTAAATTTTTTTAAGCTTTAACTACGGTGATAGCGTAATTAGGAAAGGATGGTCACAATGAAAAGCACAACTGAAATTATTAAAGAATCTGAAAAAGCGGAAGGCACAGTATTAGACATTCTAATTAAGAATGGATGTTCAAAAGAAGACTTAGAAAAGGCTTCTATAATGTGCACAACCATGTATGTATGTGGTTTTGAAGTTGGAAAGAGATGTGTTGTGAAATGAAAGTTCTTCTCGGTTACAAAGACATTATGGCGCTTGGTTTCTCTAAGAAAACAGCGTACAAGATGCTGAATCTTATTTGTGAATCTGAGGACTATAAAAAGTCCAATTTAGCAAAGGTTATTGATTCAAAGAAAGTTCCAACAAAACTGTTCGTAAAGATGTTTCCTGAATTTAAAGAAGTAGTGGGGTGTGAGAAATGATGGACACAGATGATTTAAGGGTTATTCAAGATAACCGATTTATTGATGAAGATGAAGAAGAGGAGGAAGAACAATATGGCTATGAAGACTACTGCTACGACTTCTGCAAAGCAGAACGTGACGAAGAAGCCTACTTCTAGATCAAAGAAAAAAGCAGTTGAATTGGGTGATTGTATCACGCTTCCTTCTTTTGCTAATAACTCCTACGAAACGCATTATGCAGCTAAGGTAAGAAGTGAAAAACAGACGAGTATGGTTAATGGAATGGCTAAATTCAATTACATATGTTCAATTGTTTTATTCGCACTAGCTATCGCATTTACAGTTTTCGCAAACTTGTACATAAGAGGTTTGTAAAATGACACAAACAGAAAGAGTTATCAAGCACCTAAAGGAGCATGGTTCTATCACTCCTTTAGAAGCTATTAAAGAGTATGGAATCACTCGTTTGGGTGCAAGAATTTGGGATTTAAGAGACTTGGGGTATGACATTGAAACTCAAACCGAAACTTCTAAAAATCGGTTTGGAGATAAGACATCCTATGCCAAGTACGTATTAAAAGGAGGGGCACAAAATGAATCTGTATCAAGACACAGATAAATTCAGTGTTGAAAAGTACGGAAGCCATGAAGAATGGTTGAAAAAGCGTGGACGTGGAATCGGAGGTTCTGATGCAGCGTGTTTTATGGATTTGAATCCATGGAAAACATTAAATCAGTTGTGGCATGACAAGAAGTTTGGATCACTACAAATTACGAATGCTGCTATCGAGTATGGCAATACTGCAGAGCCATGCTTAAGAACGTTATTTCAGGCCAAACATCCAGAGTTGGATGTGCAATACATGGATAACGTAACGCTTGTTTCTAAAGAACATGAGTTTCTTAGATACAGTCCTGATGGATTGATTTACAACAAGGAAACTGGAGAAAGAGGAATCCTTGAAATCAAAACATCCAAGATAGTCAATTCTCAAAGCTTACAAAAGTGGGGTTCTAAAGGTAATGAAACAGTTCCTGATAACTATTATTGCCAAACATTAGAAGGATTGATCGTTACTGATTTTGACTTTGTTATCTACTGTGCAGAACTAAGATTTGCAGATGGTGATGCACGAATTATAGAGCGTTCATATCGCAAAGAAGAAGCACTAGATAGTATGAACGATCTAAAACAAGCAATGTTAGAAAAATGGGATAGGTACTTCGTGAATGATGTAGAACCACCTATCACATTGTCTATATAAAAAATGGAGGAGATGGAAATATGGAATTTAATTTAGAGGTACGTGCACAAAACGGAAAAGTGTACACAAATGCTAGTGAATTATTACCTGATATTCAAGAAGGCTTAAAGCACTACAACTATGTAGTAGATGAAGGAAACTACAAGAAGGCTAAAACAGATAGAGCTGCTTTAAACAATTTGGTAAAGCTTGTATCTGATAAGCGTAAGCAAGTTGAAAATGATGTGTTTGCTCAATGGATTCAAGACAAGAAAGACATCATGGCAGTTGAGAAAACAATCAAAGCAGCATCCGATAAATTGGGTGATGGAATCAATGAAGTTGATAACGCAGAAAAAGAATTAAAGCGTAATCAAATCAAAGAACTATGGACAAACATGACAAATGATAAGTACCCATTTGATTTAGTTTTTGAAGAAAGGTACTTGAACAAAACTGTTAAGAACAAAGAAATTGAAGAAAGCCTAAGCAACAAATTCATGAAGGCCGAAGAACAATTATCGTTTATTGAAGCTTCACTTCCCGAAGATGAACTACAGGCAGAACAAGTTATCCAATTATTCTGCAAGACATTGGATTTAAGCAAAGCTACAGAACGTATCAACGAAATTAAGGAAGCTAAAGCAAAGCTTCAAGAAAAAGTAAATGCTCAGATTGAACAGTCTAAGCAAGCTCAAATGGAAAGAGTAAATGCAGTTCCTGTTCAAACTCAAGTGAATGAGGTTCCAAGTCAAACAAAGCCTAACAGATATTGCGTGTTCAAAATGGAAGGCCCTATGGAAGAACTACAAGCGTTTAATCCATTGTTGAACCAATTTATTAAAGATCATGATGTGAAAGTATCAATTTTAGAAAAAGGAGAATGTTAATTATGTTACAAAACAATATTGCAAAAAAGAATGACAATCAATTGGTAGAATTTTCTGCCAACGGAGAAAAAGTAAAATTATCTCCAGCTATCGTAAGAAATTACTTAGTAAATGGAAATGGTCAAATTACAGACCAAGAAGTTGTGTATTTCATCAACTTGTGTAAATCACAAGGATTGAATCCATTCATTAAAGACTGCTACTTAATCAAGTATGGAAACACTACACCAGCTCAAATGGTAGTTTCAAAAGATGTTTTCTTGAAACGTGCCGAAAGAAATTCAGAGTTTGATGGTTTAGATGCAGGAATTATCGTAATTAATAACGAAAGCGGTGAGTTAACTTACCGAAAAGGTGCTTTCTATCTTAAAGATCGTGAAGAAGTAGTTGGCGGATGGGCAGATGTATTTAGAAAGAATGTTTCACATCCAACACACATTGAAGTCTCATTTGAAGAATACGCAGGAAGAACCAAGGATGGAAAACTTAACTCACAATGGAGCACTAAAGCTGCAACAATGATTCGTAAAGTTGCCATTACTCAAGCATTGAGAGAAACATTCCCTAACGATTTCCAACAAATGTATTCAGAGGAAGAAATGAATGTGGATATGAAATTGGATGAAACTCCAATCCAACAACCTACACAACAGATTGAACAAGCACCTGTTCAAACATACTCACAACCTGATGAACCACAACCAGAAGGTGTAAGTCTTGTATAAATCAAAACGCAGCCAAGCTACAAATATTCCTAAATCAGTTAAAGATACTGTATGGGAAAGAGATGGGAGAATGTGTATATTTTGCGGTTCTCCCTTCGCATTTCCCGAAGGACACGTAATTCCAAGATCGCAATCAGGACTTGGAGTAGAGAAAAACATTATTACAGTGTGTAGAAGATGCCACAATCTTTTAGACCAAAGCACAAAGAGAGAGAAAATGCTAGGCATTGCCAAACGATATTTAGAACGTATCTACGGACATATTGATGAATCAGAGGTGAAATATAATGCTAAGTCAAAATGAATTATTGTATAAATACAATCCATTTAAAGTTAAACATTGGAGAGACGATGAAATCCAAGAACAATTAGGAATCCTAGTTGATGCTTATATTTCAGATGAAAATGCGGTAATGGAAATGGCATTAAATGTTGAAAACCTAGCGAATCAAATGTTTCTGATTGGTGAAATGATGGCTAGATTACAGGAACAATCAAACATTCTTAAAGCAGATATTGAAAACAAAATGACAAATGCTATCTATGTAGAACGCAGCACATGGGAACGTGACCATAACGGAAAAGCACCTAGTATTAAATACTTTGAAGCGTTGGCTTGTCAGAAAGTCTCTGAAGAAAGAACAAAGCTTGCGAAAGTTGATTCTGATTTAAAGCGTTTCAAGACGGCTTACGAATCAATCGAAGCCAAGATGAATGCGACAAAGAAAAAGATGGATGCTACTAAGTTTGAGATTGGAGGTGCATAAGATGATTTTAGGTATTGATCCAGCAAATGAATACAGTGCATTTGTTGTAGTTGAGAATGATTTATCGGCAGTTGTAGATAAAGGGAAAATATCTAACTTGGAATTGCAAGAGAAAATCTCAAGTTGGAAAGCAGAGAATTATCCAATTGATTATGTAGCGATTGAAGGAATACAGAGTTTCGGTATGCCTGTAGGCCAAACAACATTTGAAACTTGTTACTTTATAGGTCGCTTATTACAGCAATTTGAATCCTTTGATATTTATCCAACGTTAATATATCGAAGTGAAGAAAAAATGGCTCTATGTCACTCTATGAAAGCTACAGATGCAACTATTAGACAAGCTCTGATTGATTTGTTTGCTAAAGATACTCCAAACAAAGGCAAAGGAACAAAGAAAGAGCCTGGGTACTTCTACGGATTTAAAGCAGATGTTTGGAGTGCGTTTAGTGTCGTTATAACGTTTCATACAAAGTACATAGGAACGGAATGTTAGGAGGTGTGATGAATGGCGATCATTAGAGTCGTAAAGAATAAAGATTATACAGTGATGAGCAATACACATTTACACGATAAAAGGCTATCACTGAAAGCAGTTGGTTTGTTAAGTATTGTATTAAGTCTTCCTGATGATTGGCATTATACGGTGAATGGACTGGTCGGAAGTGTTAAAGACGGAAAAGACTCGGTTGAAAGTGCAATTAAGGAATTAAAGAAAAATGGATATTTGAGAGTAGACAAGATATATCCAAATGGGAATTGCAATAGAATTCAATATCAATATACATTCTTCGAAAAACCTCAAGAGGTGGTTTTTCAACCCATTGAAAATCAAGACATTGATAATCAAGAGGTTGAATCTCAAGTATTTGAAAATCCACACGCTTATATAAATACTAATAAATCAAATACTAATAGATTAAATACTAATAAACAAAGTAAACACAAATACGGAGAATATCAGCACGTTTTACTAACGGATAAAGAACACACACACTTGGTTGAATTGTATGGATCATCTTTAGATGAACATATAAAGATTCTTGATGAATATATTGAAACGAGTGGAAAAAAATACAAGAACCATTCACTTGTGCTTCAAAAGTGGGTACATGATGAATGGACAAAAAGAAATAAAAACAATCCTGTAAAGCTTGATTCTAAATTCTATGCACAAGAAAACAATCAATCGTATGCAGATGTACAGAAAGAAATGGAACGAGTAAGGAAAGAAATATTAAGAGCGTAGAAAGGTGATTAAATGGTTAATTGGTTTTGTGGGTTTCTATGGGGAAGTGCTGCAACACTTCTTCTATATAGCCTATTTGTTGGAAAAAGAATTCAGGAAGAACAAGATAAAGCCTGTAAATGTATCTCAAAGTATAACGAATACAGGCGAAAGATTAGAACACTTGAATATCAGAAACATGAACTAGAAAAGAAGCTTGAATCGAGTAATTACACGAGTGATTACACAAGTGATTACACGGGTGATTACTTAGGCTTCGAGGAGACGAAATAATCAGGAGGGGTAGCAAGTGCAATATTACATGCTGGATAAAAACGACATATCCAAGGTCAGAGGTATTGTATCGGCTAAGGATATTATCAAGGAATTGGGTATTACAAATGCCCAGTTCACTAAAATGGTTCGGAACGAGGAAGTCTATAACGGATGTATTCTCGTTCCCGTCATTCGTGAGAGTGGCAGAGAGCTTCCAACAAGCGAATCTGAGGAACTATACCAATTGGTTTGTGAAAGTGATTCCGGATTTAGATATTACATTACAAGTCACATAAGAGTTGTCTCTGTATCACCCTTTGATGGGGTGGAAAAAGAAATACATATCCGAAAAACAAGCGAAACTAGATATGCAGCGCAGATTGTAGATGGAAAGCGAAAGAAACATATAAGTGTTCTTGGTGAAGCGTATAAAGCGTTTGTTGGGGAAATAAAAGATAAACACATTGTAGTTTGTGATGGGGATTTAAAAATAGAAAATCTAAAGTTAGTAGATCTATCAGAAGTAAACAGATTAAAAAACTCGAAGAAGGTAAAGGTTGGAGATAAAATTTATAACTCGGTTATAGAGTGCGCTAATAAGAATTTTATCTCTGTGCCTTATATGTATCAGATGTTGGAAGGGATCAAACCTAATTTGATAGGTGTCGAATTAGTGTGAAAGGAGCAAATAAGAAATGAACAGAGTGATTTTATCAGGTGAAATCGGTAGCGACATTGTTTTAAAGAAAACAACTACAGGACAAAGCCTATGTAACTTCTCGATTGAAGTTAAAGAAAAGGGAAAGAACGGACAAGAGTTTAAATCTTTCTTCGATTGTACTGCTTGGGGAGAAAATGCAGAACACATTAATCAATATGGATTCAGAGGACAACATATCGCAGTTGACGGAAAGCTCCAAAAAAGCTCATACACGAACAAAGACAATCAGAAGGTATATAAGACTAGCGTTTATGTTATGGACGTAGAATTGAGCGTAAACAATGCTACAATGCCACAAACACAAGCTTATCAACAGACGTATCAACCTCAATCACAACAGATGCAGCAGCCACAAACAGTTCCATTTACAAATCAAGTAAATTACCAATCATATCCTGAACATCATGATTTGGACGAAGGGATGCCATTCTAAATGATTGCGAAAAGGTATGATGATGAACTTATGTACAGTGTTCAAAGATGTGAGGGCGATAACAAATACAAATACTGTACAAAAGATGGAAAACTAGCTTTTAAAAAGCCTGGTAAAGATTTTCTAGGGGCAACAAAGGAAAACATTATGAATCTGTATGTAATTGAAGGAAGTCTATACATTGGAGAATATGTTGATAGATAACGTTTACGGAAGGTATGCATCATTCTTCAAAAACCATGAATTAAAAGAAGCGGATGAATACATTAAGCGTGTGTTTCCAAACGCAGAGTTTTATATAGATTACGAGCACGCATTAGTTTTTGAAAGAATTGGAGAAGATAAAGAAATTGATCTTGATTATCATACAGTGATTAATGGGATTGCTTACAACGCAGCATTTACAAATAGCCATAAAGATTTGGTTGAATTTTATGACGAAGTAGAGATTAAAAATGATAAAGAAAAGAAATCCAAAGTATTTACGTGCAATGGTAAAAAGTATGAACAAGAAACGTTGTTTTAAAAATAGAAAGGAAAATTAATCTTATCCTAGTGAAACTAGGTTGAGTGAAATGTGATGTGTTCACTCATAAAATTTAAACACATGGATTAACAATCAAGTAGCAAATTAACCGAGTCTAGAAATTAGATTATCGGTTGATTAATTGACAGAAAATGATTTTATTCTATTCGACAGAGTAGAAGTAATAAAAAAGACGATTGAGAAATATGGAGAAGAAAACTTCTATATTTCTTTCTCGGGCGGTAAAGACAGTACAGTATTACATCATTTAATTGATGAAGCGATAGATGGAAATAAAATTCCTAGAGTATTCATTAATACAGGAATTGAATATAACGAAATACGGAGGTTCGTTGAGGAATTGACAGAAAATGATTTTAGATTTGTCATTGTAAATTCCAAAGTGAACATCCCACAAATGCTAAAAGAAAAAGGCTATCCTTTTAAATCAAAAGAGCATAGCTGCAAGCTATCAATGTTCCAAAAGAAGGGAACGGAAACAAAGTCGGTAAGTAAATATATCAACGAAAAGAGTTTCGGTTGTCCTGATGTTCTTAAATATCAGTTTACAGATGATTTTAATTTAAAAGTGAGTGATAGATGTTGCTATGAATTAAAGAAACATCCAATACAACGATACGAAAAGGAATCAGGAAGAAGTATTTCAATACTCGGTTTAAGAACGGGTGAGGGCGGACAAAGAGCAAATCACGAAGGATGTGTTGTTTTTAACAACAATCATGAGTTGAAAAAGTTCAAGCCTTTAAATCCATGCTCAAACGAGTTCATAGAATGGTACATACAAAGAAACAATATAAAGCTATGCAAGCTATATTATCAACCATACAACTTTAAGAGGACGGGATGCGTTGGATGCCCCTACTCAGTTGATTTACAAGATCAATTGGAAGTTATGGAAAAGTATCTTCCAAACGAGCGAAAGCAATGTGAATTAATTTGGAAACCTGTATACGAGGAATATAGAAGGATAGGCTATAGACTAAAGAGAATAGAAGAAAAGAGATTATTTTAAAGGAGTAAAAACATGGAAAAATATTTGTTTAAGGCGAATGTATACGCTCAATTATCAGAAATCGTAGAAGCTGATTCAGAAAAAGAAGTTATGGATAAGATTAAAAATCAAAAATCTTTTGAAATTGAGCAAGAAGCTTTGGGAGTTTATCCAGCATCAATTGAGATTAGAAAAATCAAAGAAAAAAAGGAGAAAAACAACATGGAATTAAAAGAAACAATTGAATTAATGTGTTCAAGTAATTACAAAGAAAGATTTGTAGCAGAATATCGCCAAGCAAAAATCAGATATGAGAAATTGAAGAATTTCTGCAACAAAATTGAAGTTGAAAAAATGCTTGGGAAAGAAGTAACTAAGCATGATTGCCCGCTTGAATTACTAAGGGAGCAGCAAAAGTACATGGGATTATATTTATCAATCCTCGAAAAAAGAGCATTGATTGAAAATGTTGAATTATAAAAGGAGAAACAAATGACAAGTACAGAATTAATAAAGGATATGCTTGAAAGACAGAAAGCATATGATACAGAAGTATTTAAGAAACATAATGTTGACTATGTTTCTAAAAGCCAATTAGAAAGTGCATTGTTTGATGAATTAGGAGAATTGATGCACGCTCAAAAATCTGATTGGTGTTGGTGGAAGTTCACGCAAGAGCCTAAAGACGAAGCCAAAGTATTTGAGGAATACATTGATGTTGTTCACTTTGCATTGATGTACGAAATCAAGTTTGGTTCAGGATGCTATCAAGATGAGGACGTTAAGTGGAATTACAACAAACTAAAAACGGATTTAGGATTTGGACAGGCATATGCATTTAGCTGCGTAATAAATTTAACACGAGATGATAACGTATTAGCTTATGTAATCGCATTAGGATTGCATTTAGGATATTCGTTTGGGGAAATCTACAACGAATATATTCGTAAGAATGAGATCAACTATCAAAGATTGAAGGAGGGGTACTAATGGAAGCGTTTGTTCAAATGTCACTAGAAACATATGATACATTAAAGTTTAATAACGAGTATTTAAAAGAAGAACTAAAATATGAACGAGAACAACATAATGAAGATGTTGCAAAAGCCGAAAAAGAAAAAAATGATTTGGTCAACAAAATAGAGCAGTATAAGCAATGCATTCTAAAATTTAATTGTAAATATTTAAATGTTGAAGTCTATTCACTAGAACAATATTTGGATATAGATTCATGGACATACGGAATGAATTACAAAGATGAATTATTAAATCTAGGGTTCACAAAACAAGAAATGGATGAATTTATAGCCAATAAATATGAGGAATGTTTAGAAGAGAAAGAAGGAGAAGAAGAAAATGACTGCTGATGATTATAATGGTGGAACTATAGATGTGGTTGAATTATGTTATATACCGCGTAAATTACTAAAAGCGATAAACATGAGATGTCAAGAATTGGGGTGGTCATGATGACTGCTAAGGAGATGTTTGAAAAATTAGGGTATCAGAGAAACATAGAAAACGAAAAAATAATATACTTAATAGAAACTAAAGGTTCATTCTATTATCAAGAAATCATATTTAATTTATTACAAAAAGTAATTGTAATAGATGGTAATTTTATTGAGGTGGCAATTGAAACTAATTTATTAAAAGCTATCGACAAGCAAGCAAAGGAATTAAGATGGTTAGAAGAAGAAAGTTGTGAGGTAATTAAATAATGCGTAAAGCTAGATTACTGTATCTTACTGATAAGTACGAAGAAGAACTGATTAGTAGTACTGGTAAATACAAAGAAGATTACATCGGTCAAATCGGTAAAATTTGTAAAGTTCAACATTTGTATGATAAGACGACACACTGGATTGATTTGTTTGATATTGAATTTGATGATGGTGCTATGTTCTGTGTTGACAGAGAACAAATTGAATTTGTTACGGAGAATGAATGATGAATGCAAACATAAATGATATTCATGATGAAGATATAAGAGAATGTTTGCAAATCGCTATTAATTACATTGTTAAATTGGAACGTGAGAATCTAGGGTTAAAAGAATATAAGAAACATCAAGAAAGAGCCAACGAAAGAAGATATCGTAGTGGGGAAGAGTCTTGGCATAGAGGGTCAGTTGTCGCAAAGAAGAAGTAGGTGGACAAAATGAACAAATTAAAAGTAAACCAAATGTTGAATGATTTAAAGTCGGCAAACTATTGCTGCCATCGAATTATTGAATTGAACGAGGAACTTGAGGTTCTGAATCATAAAATGTTAGGACTAAGCCACAATCCAATTAGGTTGACAAAGGAGCAGGAGAAATCCAGTGCTCCTATGCCGACCTTTCATGGTTCTTATACAAGTCCTTTAGGAATGATGGAAGAAGAAACTTTAAAAGTGGAAGAAATAAATTATTATCGCAGACGTTTAAATGAATGCAGAGCAATAGAACTTCTATCTTTGCGTGATCAGAACATTTTGTTTGATCTATACTTCTGGAATATGAATACATATGATGTAGCCGATAAATATGGATATTCTAGAAAAGGGTTATGGAAACATATAAGAAATGAGATACACAGTTTAGTGTAAAAAAAAGTTAACCCATACAAAGTTAAAATAATAACTTTAAAAAGTTGACATATTAATTTTTTATGAGATAATATCTATGTAAATTGGAGAAATGATAGGAGGACTGCTTTATGCTTACAGCGTTTGGGAAGGAAGTCAGAAAAATTCGTTTAGATCGAGGAGAACTATTAAAAACAATGGCGGATAGTTTAGGTGTGAAATCATCGTATTTATCTGCGATTGAGCATGGAAAAAAAGCAATTCCAAAATCTTTTATTAGTTCATTAACTTCTTTATACAGTCTTTCACAGAATGAGATAGAAAATCTGGAAAAAGCAGCGGATTTATCTAAACAGAACGTGAATATAAATCTGATTGGGAAAGATGCTGATTTAGCTGGCTTAGCCAATGCTTTTGCTCGAAAGTTTGATTCATTAACAGAGAATCAAATCAAAGCTATTGAAAAAGTATTAAAGGAGGATTAGTTGCTTATGAGTACAATGTGCCAGGCGGATGGTTTGTCAAGAAATGAGATTAGATTAATTGCTAAAAGACTTAGAAAAATTTTCAATATTAAGGGATATTGTTTTCCGATAGTTAAGTTTCTTGATGTTGTGTTGCCAACAATTGATGAAGAATTTTCTCTGAGTATTGTTGAGCCAGATGAAATCACACCTGGACATTACGCTATAACATATCCTGATACTCATGAGATGGTAGTGCGGTCAGACGTTTACGAAAAAGCAATTAATGGAGACGGGAGATCTAGATTCACGTTAGCGCATGAATTGTTTCATTACCTTTTCCATACGGCGAATCACATTCGTTTTGCAAGAGCAAACGAAGAAATTCCGTTCTATATAAACCCGGAATGGCAAGCAAATACATTTGCAGCTGAGCTTTTAGTTCCTATGGATTTAGTAAAAAATATGAGTGCAAATGATATCGTGAAAAATTGTAAAGTATCTTGGCAATGTGCAAAGATACAAGTTGAAAATTTTAAAAAATAGACTATATTGAATGTTCAGCTTTTTTTGAACATTGAATATAAAAAAAGAATCAAGCTGCAACTTGATTCTAAAATCTTGAGATGAGCACACAAAATGCGGCTAAACTCTTCAATAGATCAATTGAATTGTATCATTTTGCGACGCTCCTTTCAAGATTGTGAAAGGAGGAATGTAATATGAAGCAACAAAAAGTTATTTTTTGTACTCACTTTACACGTGATGGCGTAACGTATTATGCAAAAGATTACGGTAAGAAAGCTTTTAGATTTTATGTTGATCCGAAATCAAACAAGATTAACTATACAATCTAATTAGAATAATATTATATATAAAGAATAAGTCCATATATATAGCCGATAAATGGGCTTTTATTATATTGGTGCACACTGTGTACTTGAATAAGTGGTAAACTAGTATTATAAGAATTATGTCAAGACAGAGGTCTTGGCTTTTTTTATGCAAGAAAGGAGGAATTCTATGGCTAAGCTGACAGAAAAGCAGAAATTATTTGTTGACGAGTATTTGATTGATCTTAATGCAACAAGAGCATATAAAGTTGCATATCCTCATGTAAAGTCAGAAGGTACCGCAAGAGCATGTTCTTCAAGATTGCTAACAAAAGCTAACATCAAAACTTATATTGATGAACAGCTAAAAAAAATAAGCTCTGAAAAGATAGCGGATGTCCAGGAAGTAATGGAATACCTCACAAAAGTAATGCGACGAGAAATGAAAGAATCTGTTGTCGTTACAGTGACAAAAGAACATTCAGAGTATGTTGATACAGGAGATGGAAAACCAAGAAAGAAAACGGTCAAAGAAGAAGTTCCTCAAATCGTTGAGATTCCTGCAAGGCTTTCTGATGCAAATAAAGCTGCGGAATTGCTTGGAAAAAGATATTCACTGTTTACAGACAAAGTTCAATCAGAAATCGTAGTTCCTAAGTTCGAAGGAGAGGATGAGCTTGAAGACTAAAACAATCAAGTTACCCGAACTAGTAGGTAAAGGATATAAGTCCTATTGGAACTTTAGAGGTCGTTATGATGTGTGCAAAGGTTCTCGTGCTTCCAAGAAGTCGAAAACAACTGCATTGCGCATCATATACAACATGATGAAATACGATCAGTCGAATACATTGGTAGTTCGTAAGACGTATAGAACACTTAAAGATTCGTGCTTTACAGATTTAAAGTGGGCCACAAAAAGATTAAAAGTTGAGCACTTATGGGAATTCAAGTATTCACCTTTGGAAGCAACTTATCTTCCAACAGGACAAAAGATTCTTTTTAGAGGACTTGATGATCCGTTAAAAGTAACATCTATTACTGTTGAGTATGGATATTTGTGTTGGGCGTGGCTTAAGTCACTCGGGTCACGTAAAACTTCTCTAATTGCTGGAACACCCTAACGATGAAAGACGAGGGCAATCAGCAGCAAAGCTATTGTAAATTCATTTGGAAATAGTACAATCATGTTATGAAACGTATTGAAGAATGGAAAGACATAGAAAGATTTGAAGGTAAATATCAAGTTAGTAATTTAGGTAGGGTTAAAAGTTTGGCAAGGAAAATTGGGACATCTTATCATCATGATAGGATATTAAAACAATCCAAGACCAAAGATGGATATCTAAGAGTAAGACTATTAGATAAAAAATCTGCTTTAGACATGACGCAACGTGTCCACAGATTAGTGGCTGAAGCATTTATACCTAATCCAGATAATTTAGAAACAGTTAATCATAAGGACGGAGATAAAACAAATAACAATGTTTCTAATTTAGAATGGATGGATAGACACGAACAATTACAACACGCATATTTACATGAACTAAAAAAACCAAGTAAAGGCTCATCGAATTCTCAAGCAAAACTTACAGATGATGATGTTAGATTTATCAGAAAAACGTATGTCTAACAAAGCAAACAATTTGGAACAGTTGCTTTAGGACGAAAGTTCGGAGTTACGAATCGAGTGATTGGTTTAATAGTAAATAATAAATCTTATAAAAATGTCAAATAGAATGTTCAACGACTATCGAACGCTTTTATACAATACTAAGTTTAAGCAAGTAGAGTAGGGTTCAAGTGAGCTCGAAACGGGAAGCATCATAAAGATGAAGATATAGTCTGAACTATATGGAAACATATAGAGATATAACGGAAACGGTTATATCGTAACAAATTTAAAGCGAGGAAGCATACGAGTTAAATTCTCAGAAAAACTTTGACACATTAGATGAGTCAATTCGTGGTGAACTTCCACCGCATCTTTGGAAACAGTGGATGATTACATTCAACCCGTAGATTTTGCGGCATATAAAAGTGATTTTATATGAAAACCCCTTTAATTTTTGGAAAACCCTACTCGAAAGAGAGGGCAATCAAAAGCTAAGTTTTATTTTCGTTTGTTGCTTGGAATGAAAATAAAAAAAGTTTAACGACTATCCTAACCGCAGTTAATGCGGTTTTTTTAATGGAGTACGCTCAAGTGAGCGGAAATGGGGGGCATCTTGAAAATTCAAGATGGTGATATAGTCTGATCTCATTGGTAACAATGAGCTGCGAAAGCGGTGTAAGATTAACGACCTTACATGAACACAAATGGGAACGAACATCACTGGCTTAAAAAACGTTTCTTTGATGCAGAGAATGATCCTGACATATTGGCTATCACAACCAATTATAAGTGTAATGAATGGTTGGATGATGCCGATTTAAGGTTGTTTGAAAACATGAAGAAGAACAATCCTAGACGATATCAAGTTGCTGGATTAGGGAATTGGGGTATTGTTGATGGATTGGTTTATGAGAATTGGAAAGAGGAAGAATATACACTAGATCAAGTCGTTAACTGTGATTCTGTAGATGGTATTGACTTCGGGTATACAAATGACCCTGCTGCAGTATTTATAGGTTTTATTGATACAGAACATAAGAAACTTTATGTTTGGGATGAGGTGTATAAAAAAGGCCTTTCTAATAAAAGGCTTTATGAGGAGATTGAAAGCTTACATTATCAAAAGAAGTCTTACACGGCAGACTGTGCAGAACCTAAGTCGATTGATGAGCTTAGAGGGTATGGTCTTCGTGTTGAAAAATCACAAAAAGGAAAAGATTCCATTATGCATGGGATTCAATATATTCAAGATTTTGAAATTATCATTCATCCTAGATGTGTTAATTTCATAACTGAAATAGGAAACTACACATGGGATGAAGATAGATTAGGAAACAAAATAAATCGACCAATTGATGATTTCAACCACTTGATGGATGCAATGCGATATGCAGTTGAAAAATATGCATTTGGCCGAGTTAAAGTAAGGACATTTAAAGGAGGTATTTAATGAACGCATACATTATTAAACCGGATACGATATTTAAATTATCTGACGACAAAGACATCCTTAACATTGAAGTGTTGAATGGATTGATAACAAGCCATAAAGCATTAATAACAAACAGATATAAAAAGCTTTATGATGCCTATATTGGAGATTATCCAATCTTGCATCAAGCCGATAAAGAAGCTTATAAACCCGATAACCGTGTTGTGGTCAACTTTGCAAAATACATTGTTGATACATTCAACGGTTTTTTTATTGGTATTCCAATCAAAGTATCATCTAAGAAAAAAGAAATTGATGATTATATCAACTTGCTAGATAAATACAATGACCAGGACGATAACAATGCAGAACTATCTAAGATTTGCAGTGTTTTTGGAAAAGGATATGAATTGTATTTCAATGATGATTACGGAAATTTGGGAATCACTTATTTAGATCCAAGAGAAGGATTCATGGTTTATGATGAATCAACAGTTCAGAAACCTAGATATTTTGTAACTTATCAGATTGTAGACGAGGTTATGCGTGGATATATCTATGACAAAACATATAAGTATGAGTTCAACGATAAAGGCGGTCTTCATGTATTTAATGGTGTAGAGCATGGATTCAACGATATTCCGGCCACTGAATTTATTGAGAATGAAGAACGTATGTCTATCTTTGAATCAACATACAGTTTGATTAATGCCTATAACAAAGCAATGTCAGAAAAAGCAAATGATGTTGATTACTTTGCAGATGCCTATTTAAAAATCTTAGGTCCAAAATTAGAAGAGTCAGATTTGGTACATATTCGTGACAATCGAACAATTAACTTTGAGTCAATGGATGGAAGTGGAGATGGAATTGTAGTTGATTTCATGTCAAAGCCAAATGCAGATGCAACACAGGAAAATCTGATTAATAGATTAGAGCGTTTAATATTCCAAAACGCAATGGTAGCCAATATCAACGACGAGAACTTTGGAACGTCATCAGGCATTGCATTGAGATATAAGCTTCTTTCTATGTCAAACCTGGCAAAAGCAAAAGAGCGAAAGTTCACATCTGGAATGAATCGTAGATATCGTGTTTTATTTAGCAATGCGATCACACATCGTTCTGAAAACGACTGGCTTGAGGTTGAATACAAGTTTACACAAAATTATCCTGCAAACTTATTAGAAGAAGCACAGACTGCTGCACAATTATCAGGAATCGTGTCTCACGAAACCCAGTTGTCGTTTATCTCGGCAGTTGAGGATACAAATGCCGAAATGGAACGTATCAAAAAGGAAGATGAGAATGATATGGTAGAAACTGAAAACCGAATCTTCCAAAATAATGAGGATTCACAAAACGATGAGCAGTAAAACATATTGGCGAGATCGTGAGCTTGAATGGAAAAAGAAACGTTTAAAAGATGAGCAGAAATATGCGGATGAGATACAAGAAATATATGCAAACATGATGGATTCGGTTGAAAAGGAAATCGAATCCTTTTTTAGTCGCTATGCAAATAAAGAAAACATTACTATGGCAGAAGCTAAAAAAAGAGTTTCAAACATAGATATTGAAGCATATAAAAGAAAAGCTAAGAAGTATGTAAAGGAAAAGGACTTTTCAGATGAAGCCAATGAACAGATGAGACTTTATAACTTAGCAATGAAAGTCAACCGATTGGAGCTTTTAAAAGCAAACATCGGATTAGAGCTTGTGGCAGGCCATGATGAATTGAAGTCGTATACTGGTGATAAACTAGAAGGAGCCTATTTAGAAGAGATCAAGCGCAATGCTTCTATCTTAGGTGATACAGTGATTGATAATGCGAAGATGGCCAAAGCAGTAGCAGATTCATCTTTTAAGAACGCAACCTTTTCAGAACGAATTTGGGTCAATCAAGACCAGCTAAAAAACAGTTTATCCAGTATTCTATCCAATGCATTGATTCAAGGCAAGAATCCTAGAGAATTTATTCCGCTCATTCGTAAAAAGTTCGATGTATCAAGATGCAATGCAGAAAGATTGTTAAGAACCGAGATTGCACGAGTTCAAACACAAGCACAGATTGAATCTTACGAAGCGAATGGAATAGATGAGTATGAATATATAGCTTGTAGCTTAAAAGATGTTTGTCCATTATGTAAAGAAATGGATGGCAAAACATTCAAGCTTAAAGACATGGAAATAGGAGAAAACGCTCCACCTATGCATCCAAATTGTCATTGTGCGCTCGCACCTTATTCAGATAGAAAAGTGTACGAGCAATGGCTAGATGGATTGGCAAATGGAGAGCACAGTTTAAGGTTTGACGAGTGGAAGGAACAAGCATCATTTAAGGAGTCTGGGTTGAGAACAAAGGATAAGGGAAATTACGGAGTAAAATGGAATGTCATAAAGGGTAAAAATTATACTCGACGTTTTGATGCATTATCAGACAACCCAAAGGCAAATCAATTAGCAGCAACAAGAGCTAGAAATATGCTAAAGCACAGAGACGGTCGTAACACAGAAGAGCTGTATGCTATAAGTCTAACATCCGCAAAAGATGTATCAAATATACTAGATCAACATAACCCTTTTGGCGTAACACGAACAGAAAAATTTAATAAGGACATGGAACGAGCAGAAAAAGCGAATAACATAGTATTATTGATGCATAATCACCCAAATGGGTATACACCAAGTATTGATGACCTAAATGAACTGTTAAATCATACGAATGCCGTTGGCTTAACAGTAGGACATAACGGAACTTTATTCTTTTATTCAAAGCCTAAGGCAAGGTTGACCGAATCAGATTTAACTGTTGTCCTTATGAAATGTAAGGGATATAATAGCCTTGAAGAAAGATATATCAAAGCTATGGAAATGTTATCTAAGGATGAAAAATTCTTATTCGAGTTTAAAGTGCTCTAAAAGGAGAGGCAATATATGAAAAAAGATTATGTTACTAATGACCAATTAGACTTAAAAAAATTATGTGCTAAGATAGATGCTATGTCAGAAGAAGAAGTGGCTCAATACATTAAAGACTATGAAGAAAAACGCTCTTCAAAGAAAGAATAAACAGAAAGATACGGTAATAAAGATGTCAAATAATGATATGCATGTTTTGATTTATAAAATTTTAAAGTATTTATATGAATGTATGAAACTTGGTAAAGAAGCAAGGCTAGAAGACTTTTCTTATAGCTCGGAACTGTTTGATGTTCCTAAAAGCTATTGGTTGGAAGTTATTTCCACATTAGTAACCCATGGCTACATCAAAGGATTTAAGGTATATGAGAACAAGTATAAGGATGTTAAACTTTATATAGAAAACGATCCGCCATTCAAGATTACCTATGAAGGTGTTATCTTTTTGGAAGAAAACAGTGGCATGAAAAAAGCATCTGAATTTGTAAAAGATTCTTTTAATGTCGTGCTATCTTCTTTGTTGGGTGTTATTCTATAGAAAAAAGGGGGCATACCATGGCAAGAGATGATTATTTTGTAATTGTATATCAGGTACTTAAGTACTTATATGATTGCTTGAAAAAAGGTGAAAAACCGGATAGAAGATATTTAACAAAAGATGAATACTCGATACCGGAAAATTATTGGCAATATATAATTATTGGATTATTAAAAGAAGGGTACATTGAAGGTATAAATCCTCAAAATACAAAAGACGGCATTATTTGGGGTGATTTAACAAATATGATTATCACTCCGAAGGGAATTGAATATTTATTTGAAAATTCTATGCTTCAAAAAGTTAAGAATACTCTAAAGGATGTCAAAGACATTATTCCAGGATTCTAAATATTTAGGTCACTCAAACGAGTGGCCTTTTATTATGCAAGGGAGTGATATTATGTGATAAAAATTAAGATTAAACAGACAGAAAGTGATTGCTTGATTGAAGTACATGGCCATGCTCGTTACGCTCCAATAGGAAAAGATATCGTCTGCAGCGCTATCTCAGTACTATTTTTGACATTGGCCAATTCAATCGACGAAACATCCGACGCACTTTGTAGATATTATGAACCTGATAAAGATAGCAAGACGTTGTATATCTCAGGTTTGGACCTTGCTGGAGAACTAGCAATTAATTTCTTCAGAATAGGATGCAAAGGCACAGAAGAAGCGTATCCGGAATACGTGGAACTGAGAGATGTGTAATCACAAATATTTGGAGCGTGTCGAAAAGGTTTATTTTGACAAATGGCTAGAGTGCATCGTTGAAGTACGTAATCAACGGTGCATTTTTTGTGGAAAAGCCAAGACTTATAAAGTCTACATATCCACAGTTCCAAACAAGACCAAGCATTCACGTCGTTAAACTGTATGGGTTATAGGCCAAGCATTTAAGCCTTAAAAAGATATGGGAAATGACAAGCAAAGTCAGAAAAATAGGAGGAAATTTACTTATGAAAAAAATCAATGACAGACTACCTTTTTGCTTACAACTTTTTGGAGATGAAACATCAGGTGAGAATGAGAGTACAGGAACAGAAAACACTCAATCCACTGAAGGACAAGACAATCAAGAAAAAAACAAAGCGTCTGAAAAGAAGTATTCAGATGAAGATTTGAATGCGATTCTTGACAAAAGATTTGCACGTTGGAAAGCAGATCAAGAAAAAGAAAAAGAAGAAGCTAAGCGCTTAGCAGAAATGAATGCACAAGAACGAGCAGAAGCAGAACGTGATAAGGTGCAAAAAGAGCTAGATGAATTGAAAGCAAAAAACGCAATCGCAGAAATGACAAATGAAGCACGTAAAATGTGCGTAGAACATGATATTAACGTTGGAGATGAACTTTTATCTGTTCTAGTTAATCAAGATGCAGATAAAACAAAGAAAGCGGTTGATGCATTTGTTAAGATGTTTGAATCTGAAGTAGAAAAAGCAGTTAAAGAAAAACTGAAAGGCAACGGTCCAAAACGTGGAGGTTCAAACAAAGGGGTAACTCGTGAATCAATCTTGAATATCACTGATCCAATGGAAAGACAACGCATGATTGCAGAAAATATGGATTTATTCCAGTAATAGAAAAAGGAGAACTAACATATGAAAAAAATTTATAAAGGTATGAACTTGCAAATGTTTGCAGCACCTACAGGATTAACAGGAACAGGCAACATCCAAGTTAGAGCACACGAAATTGATTTCGTTACTAGTTTTGGAAAGAACATTCAAGCTTTATTGGATGTATTAGGAATCATTCGCCCAATCCGTAAAGCAAACGGTTCGGTTTTAAAAACAAAGAAAGTTACAGGAACATTAAAAGATGGACATGTAGCAGAAGGCGAATCAATTCCATTAAGCGAATATAAAGTTGAAGAAGAAGTGTTCGATACAATTCAAATCGAGAAATTTCGTAAAGCCGTTCCTATTGAAGCAATTGCAGAGAAAGGATATGAAGCTGCAGTATCTGATACTGACGAACAGTTCCGTATTGATTTGCAAGATAACATCACTGATCGCTTATATGCTCAATTAAATTCAGGAAGCTTAGTAGGACATGAAGCTACTTGGCAGATGGCTATCGCAATGGCAATTGGTAATGTTAAACACAAATTCCAACAAATGAAACGTAATACCACTGGTATTGTTGTATTCGTAAATACTTTGGATGCCTATCGCTATTTAGGAGAAGCTAATGTATCTATGCAGACTGCATTTGGCTTGACTTACATTAAAAACTTCTTAGGAGCAGATATTGTATTCTTAACAGACCGAGTAGCAGAAAAAACAGTAGTAGCTACTCCAATGAACAACATCATTGCATATTATGTAGATCCAAGTGATTCTGAATTTGTTAAAGCAGGACTTTCATATACTACAGACAGTACTACTGGCTTCTTAGGATTCCATGTAGAAGGAAACTATGATCGTGCTATTTCTGATATGTTTGCTATCATGGGATTACGTTTAATGTGTGAATACCAAGATGCAATCGCACATTTTGCAGTAGGTGGTTCTGACACTCAAACATTACGTAGCTTAACATTAACGGCATCTAAAGGTGAAGAAACAGGAACTACAAAAGTAGCAGTTGCAGAACAGTTGCAATCTATGAATAACAAATTCAAATTCAAGGTTGGAGCTTCTGAAGAAACAGTGGCATATGGTACAGATGTAAAATCTTGGAAGAACTTCGAAGAAGGAGCAGATATCAAAGCCGCAGCAACAAATCACTGCACTGTTGTAGAATGCGATAAAAACTACAAAGCAGTATCAAAAGGCGATGTAGTTGTTGACTTAAAGGCATAGGTGATTGAAGATGTCGACAACAACCGTATTAAGTGATGTAAAACTGCTTCTTGGTTTGCAAAATGATGATGAAAAGCTAGAGACCATTGTAAGACTTACGGAAGGTCGACTTAAAGCACTTCTAAGCGTAAAAATCATACCGGATGAACTAGAATATATCATTACTGAAGTGTCTATCAAACGCTTTAATAGGATTGGTTCCGAGGGTGTTCAAACGCATTCAGTTGAAGGGGAGTCAATGTCATTTAATGATGATGACTTCTCTTCTTTCTCTTCTGAGATTCAATCATGGAGAGATGAGCAAGCCAATCAAAACAAAGGAAAGGTACGATTCTTATGAGGTATGACAAGCCTATTTACTTTCAAAGATTTGTACAAGGTTCTTATAACGAAGATACAGGCAACTATGAAGATGATTCGATTGTAGAAGAAATGGCAATGGCTTCCGTAATGGATACAAAAACACAAACTATGATGCAGGTATACGGACAAATCAAACAAGGAAGCCTTACTTGTCATATTCAGAATATCTATCAAAAGCCTTTTGATTATATTCGAATCGGTACAAAAAAATACAAAGTTGATTATTCACGAAGACTCCGAACAAAGGAGTCTTTTATTCTGTCTGAGGTGCAATAAATGGCAAAAGTTGAAATAAGAGGATTAGACAAACTGCAGAAGAAGCTCAAAAAGAATTGTTCTTTGGAAGATGTGAAAACAGTTGTTTTGAAGAATGGAATGGATATGCAAAATAAAACTGTTAAAAATGCAGTATTTACAAAATGGTATTCAACAGGCGCTACGAAAAGAAGTATCAGAGGTGAATCACGTGATGGTGGATTCACATATGCAGAAGGGCCAACAACACATTATGCACCTTACGTGGAATTTGGAACACGTTTTATGGACGCACAACCTTTTGTTAGGCCTTCGTTTAAACAACAAGTACCAATATTCAAGTCAGACATGAAAAAACTAGTTAAGTAGGTGATGCAATGGATTCACAACAGGAGTTATTCATTGCACTAAAAGTGCAATTAGAAAAAGAGTTAAAAAGTAAAGGCGTTAATGTATATGACACGTTTCTGCCAAGTGAAGGGACACCATATCCATATGTATACATTGGTTCAAGTCAACTAGTGGACGATTACGGAAATAAAACAATGATTCTAGGCAATATCACGCAAGTTGTGGATGTTTGGCATAACAATCCTAGGAAGCGTGGAGAATTGTCTGAAATCATGCAAACCATTAAGAAAGTGGCTAGACAAATCAACCACACCAACAACTTTGCTTTTATGATCCAAAATATCAACCAACGGATATTATCGGATTCAAGTACAGGAGCACCATTGATGCATGGTGTTCTAGAGTTGGATTTTAGAATTACAGGAGGAATAAAATAATGAAATTTGATTTACAAATGTTCGCAGAAGCAATGAAAGAATCAGTTGCAGGTAAACAGTTGATCTATCTTTTCAGAGTTGCAGAAGATGCAAAAAAAGAAGATGCTAGTGCAATTGCATTCCCAACAGAAAACGAACGAAACGTAACAAAAGATGCAGATACAACTGCTACAAAAGATGGAACTATTCGTACACCATCAGTGGCAGAAATTGAAATCACATCAACATCTGTTTTGGCTAAAGGCGATGCGATTATCGACAAATTAGAGAAAGCTATGTTGGCAGATAAGTTAGTCGAATGTTGGGAAGTAAACCTAGCAGAAGAAGGAACTGAAACAAATGTCGGCAAGTTTAAATCTAAATACTACCAAGGATATTTGACTGAATGCTCAATTTCATCAGAAGCAGAAGGAGTTGTTGAAGTTGATTTAACATTTGGAGCAAATGGAAATGGTGCAGATGGATATGCAACAGTCACAAAAGAGCAACAGGAAGTAGCATCTTACGTTTATAAGGATGTAACTAAGGAAGCGTAATAAACGCATGAGGGGCAGAGATTGCCCCTTTTATATTTGTATTTAGAAAGCGAGAAATTTAAATGAGTAAATACATGGAAATTGAAGTAAATGGTGAAACATATCAACTAGTAGCAGGGTTTGGATTTTTACATGAAGTCAATAAAAGAGTGACTGTGGATGTGCCAAACACTAAAAACAAAAAAGAAGTAGGTTTGAAGTTTATAGTCGCAAGCATCATGGATGGAGATATTGATGCATTAGTCGATTGTATCTTCTGTATGAATATTGGACAAACACCTCGATTAAAGAAAGCAGACATTGAAAGATATTTAGAAGATGTAGAAGATATTGACAAAGTTTTTGAGGACGTAATCAATTTTTTATCTCAAGCGAATGCGTGCAAGAAAGAAGTGAAATCACTGATGAAGAGCATGCAGAAAGAAGAGGAAGAAGAGAAGAAATAGACGAAACATTTGATGAAATGTATGAACGTGTCGCTTTGACTTGTTTTAGATATCTAGACTTCAAAAGCTTGGATCAGGTAAATAATCTTACCCCTTATGAATATCGTCTTTTAATGAAAGCCAAAGAGCTACAAATGGTAGATGATCAGTATTATCTGCATCTACAAGCATACCTAAATATGACTGCACAGGCTAAAAAGCAAGTAGGCAAGAAACAGAGAATGGTATACACGAAATTTAGCAAGTTCTTTGACTATCAGAAAGAGTTGGACAGAGTGATGGGAGTAAAGAAACAAAGCAAGTTTGATAAGTTGGCAGAGTTCATAAATAAAAAGGAGGGATAACAATGGCAGAAAGTTTTAGTGTTGAAGCCATACTAACGGCAACCGATAAGAATATGACCTCAACCATGAACAAAGCTATAGGAGCGTGTCAGTCGTTTGGTGATAGAGTTAAATCTATCATTGCAGGTGTCGGCATAACTAAAGCTATTGGTGCAACGATGAACGTTCTTAGCTCATCCTTTGATGGTGCTATTAATAGATTTGATACCATGCAATCCTATCCAAAAGTTATGAAGTCTTTGGGATTTTCAATTGAAAAATCTCAAAAGAGTGTTGCAAAGTTAAATCAGTCAGTACAAGGCTTACCTACAAACTTGGCAGATGTTGTAACAACATCTAAGTCGTTGGCTGCCGTTACAAGTAATATCGATAAGGCAACTGATACTACAATCGCATTAAACCATGCGTTTTTAGCAAGTGGATCTAGTTCTGAAGATGCATCACGTGGGTTACAACAGTATTCACAGATGCTTGCTAAAGGTACAGTTGATATGCAATCATGGAGAACATTGCAGGAAACAATGGCACCTGCATTAACTAAAGTTGCAAAGAAACTAGGTATTACAAGCGGTAATGCAAATGAATTGTATGATGCATTACAGAATGGAACGATTACATTTGAACAGTTTAATGATGCAATGATTGAATGTGATACAGAAACAGGTGGCTTTGCAGAAACTGCATTAGAAGCTTCTAAAGGTGTTAAAACTTCTATGACTAACATCAAGAGTGCAGTACAAAACTTAGAACAAGGGTTCTTGTCTGCAATGAATAACATGTTGAAGTCAAAAGCCATGGGTGGATTAGTTGATAATCTAGAAAAGATTAAATCTAAAATCTATGACTTTAGAAATTCAATCATGGAATCCAAGGATGATGGTTTGACATGGGACTTCAAGCCTGGAGTCTTGGAGAATGTATCAAAAGCTATGGATTGGCTTGCGGATAGAGCAAACAATGCTAAAGCTATGGTCCAACAATTCTATGATGGATTTATGAAGACAGATGCAGTACAAAACGCAATTACATTGTTCGACAAAGTCAAAGATGCTATTGGAAATGTAATGGATAAGTTGCAAGACAGTAAAGTCTTTGAGCAGTTAGGCCAAGACATTGGAAATATCATTGCAAAAGTAGAAGATGTAACTGGCAAAATTGCAGATTTCATAGCAAATCTTAAAACGGAAGATGTTAAGAGATTTGCAAGTGCAGTCAAATTATTGGCAGGAGCATTTGTTGCTATCAAAGTCGGTAGCAAAGTATCTAGTATGATTAGTGGTGTCGTTGGCACTGCTAAAGGTGGATATTCAAAGTTAAAATCAATTATTGACAAAATCAGAGGATTAGGAGAAAAACCAACTCAAGAAATACCTGGACAATTACCACAAAATGGTACTCCAAGTGACGGTATTGGTGATGCAGCAATGCGAACTGCTCAGAAAACATCTAAAGCTGCACAAATTATTAATTCTGCATTTGAAGGAATTTCAAATGTTATTACTTCGGTATGTGAAGGTGTAAAAGGAATTATAACAGGTCTAGGAGAAGCAATTAGTACTGCTTTTCAAGGCATCGGACAAGGCATTAAATCGGCTTTGGAAGGAGTCGGAACAGTCATTGAATCGCTTGGTACTGCAATCAGTACGGTAGCACAAGGTATTGGACAAGGTTTAGCAACTGCATTTACAGGATTAGGAACTGCAATCGCAATGGTGCCACCTACTACATGGCTTGCGTTGGCAGCGGCTATTCTTGCAACTGGTGCTGCAATGGCATTGGTTGGATCACAAGGTGAAGGTTTACAAATGGTTCTTCAGGGCGTTGCAGATGTTGTTTCTGCGTTTGGACCTGTTATCAAAGAAGTATTTGAAGGTATCAGTGGTGTAATTACATCATTCGGTGAAACAGTAAGTGGAATCTTAAACTCAGTATCAGGAGTGATTGAATCTATTGGCCAATCGGCATTAAATGCTGGTAAAGGATTTAAAGAATTAGCTAAAGGTATTCAGATTATTACTGGTTTAAATTTGTTTGATATGGGAGCTAGCTTAGCTGCAGTTGCAACAGGTATAGGAGCTATATCTGCAGCTTCTGTAGGCATAGGAAGCGCTGGTACACAGATGATGGCCCTTGTAACTGCTATTGGTATGGTAGGTACTACATTCGCTAGTACATCGGCTACAGTGACAAACTCATGCAATAGCATTATCAGTGCAATGTCTGCAGCAGAAGCTAGGGCTTCGACTTCAGGAACTGCAATGGGCACTAAGTTTACATCAGGACTTAAAGGAAGCTTATCAAAAAGTGTGTCAATAGCACGATCTTCATGCAATAACATTATCAGTGCATTCAATGCGTGTCAGTCAAAAGCACAATATTGTGGTCAGATGATTGGTCAAGGATTGGCGAATGGTTTAAGAGCTAGTGAAGGTTCTGTTAGAGCTGCGGCCGCTAGTTTAGCAGCAGCTGCAGATGCCGCAATTCGTGCAAAAGCTAAGATTGGCTCACCATCTAAAATTGCAGATAAAGATGGTATGTGGTGGGGTAAAGGATATCGCAATGGTATTTTAGGAATGGTTCCTCAGGTTAAAAAGGCTGCAGAGAAGTTATTATACCTTCCACTAATGAGCGCTCCTAAAATGGCTTTTGGAGGTGTTGTGAGTGATATGAATGCAGAATACGATTACACTAGCAACGCTCAATTAACGGTTGAAACGCCACTTTACATTAATGATCGTGAATTTGCACGTGCAACATATAGAGCAAATCAGAATGAGATTAACAGAAACTCAAAGCTTAATGAGAGATTGCGAGGTAACAGATAATGTATGCATTCGTAAATACAGTAAATAGTGGCATCGTCGGTACTAACCTACCGACAGAAGCCATGTCATATAATGGCGTATATTTAGAAAATGAAATAGATGGATATCGTACACTTTCTGTAACAGGACGTGAGTTGATGGAATCAGAAGTAAAACATACTGAAATTGATGGAATGGATGGTTCTTATTACAGATATAAAACAACTCCTGCAAGAACGATTACTGTTAAATATCAGTTGAGAGCTAGAGGAAGTAGAGAATTCCGAGAAGCTTACAACAAGATGAATAAATTGTTGAGTGGCGAGCAAGTAAAAGTCATTTTTAATGATGAAAGTGACAAGTATTTCATTGGAACTAAGACATCTAATACACAAGTTGATGGCGGAAGTAATAACGTGATTGGTGAAATCGAAATCTATTGCTCAGACCCTAGGAAATATTCAACCACAGAAAAAGAATTTACTGCTACTGATGGAGTGTTAAACATTGTCAATGAAGGAACTGTACCTGTAAGTATTGATTACGAGATTCAGACAACATCTGAAACTGGATATATTGGTATCGTATCAACTGAAGGTATCATGCAATACGGTAAAATTGAAGAATTAGATTCAGAAACATATCAACAAAGCGAACATTTAGTGAGCATCAACAACTTTTACAATTGTGCAGATGATACAAGTGGAACGGATGTGATGCATCCACAGTACGGTGCTAATGGAACTTGTGCTAAAAAAAGTTGGTTTGGTCAAAACTTTCTAGGTTTTGGAACAGTCGGAGCAAAAAAAGGAAATGCTAGTGGCGGATTAAGAACATTGGTAATACCTGCAGATTCAAATGGAGATTCAAGTGGATCTCAGAACTTCTATTGTTATTTTCACTTGATATTCTATGCGAGCTTGATGGGTCAAACTGGAGAGATGTGTATCAACTTCTTAACGGCGGATAATAAACTTATCTGTGGCTGCAACTGGTACAAGACAGATACAGTAGGCAATACAGGACATTATGAGTTTTGGGCGAATGGTAAAATGTTAAGAAACTTCTCATATACTACTTCTCATTTACAATCTCAAAATCCATGGTTTTGGAATTGGGGACATTGCGATATCTTGAAAGAAGGCGGAAATATCCGCTTCTTCTATTACGGAGGATATTACAATTATTACATCCCAGAGATTGCAAATATGAAGTGTGCCAAGATTCAGGTTGCTTTCAAACAATGGGGCAACAGAGGTGGAAACCAATTGATGGGTATGATGGGATTTGATGTAATCAACTTCACGAAAAACAATGTATCAAAATGGAGAGATATTCCTAACAGATATCCAAGCGGTACGAAGATTACAATTGATGGTAAATCATCTCACGTTTATGTGAATGGAATGACTAGACCTCAAGATGAGGTGCTAGGAACTAAGTATTTTAAAGCACCAGTAGGAACTACAGAGATAAAGACTACGTGCTCGAGTTGGTCGAAATCGAAGCCGACAGTGAAAGCTAGAATAAGGGAGGCATGGCTATAATGGAACAAATAAGAATAGCAGTATTAACTCCTTACGATAAGGTTCTAGCTTTTTTAGACAATACAGTGCCTAGCGCAATGCATTACTTTGATGAAACATTGCATACATACTTGAAAGGCTCGGCATATACATTTGAATTTACAACATTGACTGCACATGATGATGCAGCCTTTTTAGTAGAAGGAAATAAACTGAGCTTTACCAGAAAGAACAAAGGCTATTATTTAACAATAATGAATGTTGAAAAAGGTGGTGACACAACAACTGTTACCGCCTATGGTCTTTGCCTTGAATTAACAAATGAATATGTAGATGCATATAAAGCTCCTAGAGCAATGTCGTTTGCAGAATATGTAAATGCATATGGATTTGAGCAATCGTTTGTAATTGGCAAGAATGAAGTATCAGACAAACGTATCACGCATGAATGGACTGGTAGTGATACTGTACTAGCTCGATTGTATTCAATCGCAAATGTATTTGATGCAGAGCTAGAGTTTGTAACTCAATTGAATGATGATTATTCTTTGAAGAATTTTGTGTTGAATATTTACAGAGCACATTCAGATTCCATTCAAGGAATGGGAAGTGACAAGCGCAGTACGATATTAAGGTACCCAAACGATGTGTATGGAATCACTAAAACAAGTGATATTACTGAGCTATACACTGCAATAAGACCAACAGGAACAAATGGATTACAGTTAAATTCGATTAGTGGTCGAGTTGTAAAAGACTCAAATGGAAATGTACTGTATAAAGTCAACGGTAACAACTTGTTAGCACCTCAATCTAGAGATAGATTTCCTTCAACTTTACTTACGAATCATTCAAATGATATGTACGCAGTGAAGATTTGGTCTTATGAAACTGAAAACGTAGAAACATTATATGGTCAAGCTTTATCTCAATTGAAAAAGAATTGTGTGCCTAAAGTTACATACGATGTAGATGCATATATTGATGCAGATATAGGTGATACGTTCACGATTGAAGATGCGGAGTATAATCCTACATTGTATTTAGAAGCACGAATCACTGAACAAGAGATTTGTTTTACAGATTCAGAAAAGTGCAAGACTATTTTTGATAACTTTGAAGAAAAACAGTCACAGATTAGTTCGGCTCTGATCAGTGAAATGAATAAGATGATTGAGTTAAAAAAAGTTTATGAAGGTTCAATTGTATCTTCAAATGGAGTTCTATTTAAGACTGATTCAGATTTAACTAAATTGACTGCATTGGTAAAGGATGATGGTGTTGATATTACATCTAAGTATTCAATTATTTGGTACAAAGATGATGAGCAAATCTCAACGAATCAAACTATTACAATCCATGCCTCAGACTTCACAGAAAAGGCCGTATACAGATTTAAAGCAATGAGTGGTGAAATACTTAAAGCAAGTGCAGAAGTCACTGTAATGCGACTACAAGACGGTCAGAATGGAACAAGTGCTTATGTGCATATTGCTTATGCAAACAGTTCAGATGGTCGTGTTGATTTTAGTTTGACAGAATCAAATCGTAAATTTATTGGTCAGTATTCTGACTCAAAGCAATATGGTTCAGAAGACCCAACCAAATACAGATGGTCGGCAATTAAAGGGGAAGATGGTCAGTCATTTGTTAGCGCCGAGGAACAATTCTATTATTCAACATCACAAACCGAATTAAACGGTGGTGAGTGGTTTGTTGGTAATGTAGTTTATCAAAGTGATAAGTTCCTTTGGAAAAGATGGAAGTGTACGTATGCAAATCCTAATGAAATTAAGTATACAAAAGCTATATTTGATAACACATGGAATGAAATTGATGCAAAGATTGGTGTAATCCATACACAAGTATCTCAAGCAAATGTGCAATCTAAAGAAGCGGTTGATAAAGCAACACAAGCTCAGGCAGATGCAACAAAAGCGAATGAATTAGCTAATACTGCTAACACTCAATCAAGTGAAGCTAAGCAACTAGCACAAGAAGCGAATACTAGTACTGGTAACGCTCAGAAACAGATTGATGCGATTAAAGGAGATATCAATGATTCAAAGCAACAGATTAAAGATGCAGTTGATAAGGCAAATGCCAATGCAGGAGAAATTGCTACTGTAAAAGAAACGTATGCTACAAAAGTTGACTTAACTACTGAATCAAAATCTATTCATGCAGAGGTAACAACTGAAATTGAAGAGAAAGTCGGTGAACTATCGACTACAGTTTCTCAAAATTATGCTTCTAAGAGTGATTTAACAACACTTGAAGGAAGTATGAACACAAAGTTTGAACAAACCGCAGATACAATATCAACTCAAGCGAGTTCAATTGAAAGATTGCAATCAGATACAACTCAAGCTCAATTAGATATAATCGATGCAACAAAGAAAGCAACGGATGCTCAAGCTCAAGCAGATAAAGCTTTAGGAGATGCTCAGAGTGCTCAAACTTTAGCAGACCAAGCCAAGAAAAAAGCAGAAAGTGCTCAAACAAATTTAGACAACGCTAATAAAGAGTTGGCAGATGCAAAAGCTAATCTAGAATCAGTGACTGGTAGAGTTGATGCGACTGAAAGTGAAATCACAAAAGCTCAAACTCGTTTAACAAACGCAGAAACTGCAGTACAGAAAGCTCAGTCTGATGCAACTACTGCTCAAGGTAACGCAACTACGGCAATCAACAATGCTAAGACGGCTCAAGAAGTTGCGGATGATGCAAAAGCCAAAGCAGAACAAGCTCATAAAGATTTAGCAGATTTAACGAATAAAGTCAGTTCAAATACAACTAAAATCGAGCAAAATGCAGATGCGATTAAATTACAAGCTACTAAGATTACTGAAACTAGTAATAAGATTGATAATTTGGAAATTGGCGGAAGGAATTTATTAACCAAAGCCCAAAGCAATATGTCTAATTGGTATAATTATAAACCAGAATGGGTGACTATAGAATCTAATGGTTACGATAGTAAATTAATTTATAATACTTTAGGCGGCGGATGGGAGGTTATATATCTTACTTTATCTAATTTAGAAATAGGTAAAGCATACTCACTTGGATTCGATTACGAAGTGCCTGTTGCATATGAGAATTATTCTTTTTATAAGTACGGAGTCTACATAAAAGATTCTACTCCACAGAGTAATACTCCTACTGACGTACTTTGTAAATATGTCATTCCTAATACTGTTACATCTAAGACTAGAGGTACATTAACATTCGAAGCTACTGCTAATACTATGTACGTTGTTCTTAACGGTGGAGAAATAGATGATGGTCAAACTGGCATATATTTTAATTTTGGAAAGTGGAAACTTGAAAAAGGTAACAAAGCCACAGACTGGACGACAGCTCCTGAGGATGTAGATGAAGCAATCAATACTGAACGTACTGAGCGACAGTCTGCAATTGAAACTAAGGCAAATGAAATTACATCTAAGGTATCTGAAACTTATGTATCAAATTCTGCATTTGAGCATTATCAAAATACTGTATCAAGTCAGTTCACTCAGACAAAAAATGACTTCACATGGTCAATAAATCAGTCTGTAACTGATGCTAAGAATGAAATGAGCGGTCAAATCGACAGTGTGAATGGTCGTGTTGATGGTTTAAAGCAAACCACTGACAACGTAAACAGTTACATGAGTTTTGATAACGATGGATTAACTTTAGGTAAATCAGACAGTGCATTTAAGACTAAGATTACAAATGAAGAGTGGTCGATTCAAAAGAACGGTGCAAAGGTAACATATATAAGCGACCAAACAATGTACATCACAGATGGGAAATTTACGCAGTCATTGAAAATTGGTGCATTTGGATTTGTGCCAAGAGCAAATGGCTCATTAGACTTTAAGAAAGTAGGGTGATTGAATGGCAGAATTTAGTGGTGGAATACAAATTGGTAGTGGCCAGTGGGATAAGTATTCGTTGATACTGCGAATCAATGAAATATCTTATTCTGTTGAAAATAACACATCATATGTAGAGTGGTGGGTAGGTATTCGTTCAAATACGCAGTACCATACACACAACGGAATTCCTGAAACATTTACAGTATCCGTGAATGGTACTCAAGTGTTAAACCAAAGCTTTACACCTAATGTACCAGTAAATACACTTGTCGGTGTAAAAAGTGGAGCAGTAACTATTCCACATAATGCAGATGGATCAAAAACAATTTCTGTAAGTGCATCTTTCAGTGGAAGTAACTCTGGATATTATGCACCTATTACTGGTTCTTGCAGTGGTACAGTTAAATTGACAATCATTCCAAGAGCATCAAGTATATCTATTGATAGTCCTAGTATTGAATGTGGTAACACTATTAATATTAACGGTTCGAGTGCTTCACAGAACTTTACGCATAAAATATATGCAACATGGAACGGTAAAACAAGTGAATTAGTAACGATAGCTAGTGGTACAACAACCCCTAGCTTTTCTTATACAATTCCTACTGCATGGGAAAAGGACTTGCCTAACTCGACAAGTGGAATTGCTACATTTACCTTAGAGACGTTCAGTGGTTCAACTTCCGTTGGTTCTAAGTCGGTAAATGCGACTATCAAAGTCAGAAGCAGTGTAGTTCCTTCGATTGACAGTATCAAAGTAACAGATGCAAACTCAGTATGTGCAGGCATTGGTCAAATAGTTCAGTCACAGTCTAGACTGAATTTTGCAATAACTTACAGTGGTGCGCAAGGTTCAACTGTTACATCTGTATCAACCAAATTTGAAGGACAAACATACAATGGTAGTTCATTTACTACTGGAACTGTAAAAGGCAGTGGAAGTATTAGCTATACGACAACAATCTATGATTCACGTGGTCGTAGTTCACAAATTAGTGGCAAAGTAACTGTATCTGCATATAATTCGCCTAGCTTAACGAATGTAAGTGCAAAGCGTTCTAATTCAAATTATGTAGTAGATGAAGCAAGTGGTACATATGCATTGCTACACTTCAAAGTTGGCTTTACTAGTTTAAGTAATAAGAATGTAACATCATTCTATATTCAATATCGAACAAGTGGAGCTGCTAGCTGGACAAAGATAAATTCATGGGATAACAACTACTCACTTGAGCAAGATTATAAAGCGGGTAACTTATTTACGTCCGCAACGAGTTCTTATGAAGTGGCATTTGGTGTTAAGGATAAATTCATGAATGACTACTCATGGCAAATCTTTACGGTAGCGCCTACTTACTCGTTAATTAACTTTGGAAAAGATGGAAGATCATTAACGTTCTTCGGTCAAGATGCTAATCAAAAAGATACATTAACAGTATTAGGCGACATTGTAGCTCCTATGTTCTTGAATAAAATATTCCCAGTTGGCGCAGTTTATATCACCTATGATAAAAAGAACCCTGGAACATTCCTGGGTGGTACATGGGAGCAATTTGGACAAGGTCGTACATTAGTCGGAGAAGGTACTGGAAATGATGGTAGTACAAGTATGTCCTTTACTGCCTTTCAAACAGGAGGAAGTTACGAAAACTATCATGATGTTCAAATTGGATATAATGCACTTTATGGATCAATTACAA